ATACATAAAAGTAGATTTGTCAATAGTTTTTTATAAAAATACATAAAAAAGTTATCAACAATTTAATGTTGATAACTTTCATAAAATGTTGATAACTAAGATTCTTCATTTAATAATTTCTCTAAGTTTGAATAGAAATTTGTATAATTATCATTTTCTTTTAGATACTCAACTAACTTGGATTTACCTTGATACTTGCTTAATATTTCACCGGTTTCAATATCAACTAAAGAGAACCATGCCCCGCCTTGTACAACTAATCCCATCTTTATTGCTACATCAACTGCATCTGATACATAGTCAATTCCTTCAAGATATTTCAAAGTGTAAAATCCTACTTTTCTATCAGGTCTGCATACTTTAGATTTCACTAATGCTACATTCACTATATTTCCTGCTGGATTCTCACAAGCTCTTGAAAGATTATTACCTTTTTCATCAATATAATTTCCTTTTCTAAATTCAAGACGAGTACTACAACCATGTCTCCAGCATTTTCCACCTGTAGTAGTAGTTCCACCATAAGGGCTATTCATGTCATCTCTCGCCTGATTTATGCCAATAAAGCTTGTTCGTGTTCTTGAAAGAAGTGGAGTTATCTTTTTAGTAAATTCCGTGAGTGCCATACTTACTCCGCCATATGTTCTTTCTCCTATCTGTTTTTCATTTGCCTGCATTGATACCATAGCACCGATTGAATCTAAAATACCTAGGCTTATTTCTCCACTATCTATTAGTTCTATCGTCATGTTAAAGACTTCTTCTGCTCCCATACTGTCAGGGTCAAGATAGATTATATCGTCACAATTCAATCCTAACTTTGTTGCCCAACAAGAATCAAAGGTATGTTCAATATCTACAAACAACACTTTTTTATCTGGAAACATCTTTTGAGCATTTCCAGCTACATCAATAGCAGTGGTAGTCTTTCCGCTTCCATCTGCTCCATAAAACTCTGCTATTCTCCCAACTGGAATACCCCCATATGTCATATAGTTTAACCTGCATGATGAAAAAGGAATCTTCTGTACTTCCTGAAAATCAACTCCAAGCTGAATATTTCCTACTTTCATTTTCTTATTTAAGTCTTTTATAATTAAATCAAGGTTACTCATTGTTCATTCTCCTGTTCTTTTATTAGACAATAATTGTAAGCCATACAGCCATCACAAGTCTGTCTTTGACATCCTTCCTCTAAATAATCCGCTCCATCTTCCATATATTCTGCTTCGCTCATTCTTCATCACTCCTTTATTTTCATAAATTGTCACGCATTTTTAATTCATTGAGCCATTCAGTTTCATCAATTTCATTCCAATTAACTGCATATTCTTCACCAATTCCAACAGGAATAAAATTACCTCCTAAATCTTCTGCGACTAAACAGGGCGAATAATACATATCAGAATTTACTTCTCCTAATATGTGCATTTTCTTTCCTGTGCTATGTTCATAATGTTTGCCAACTTCAAATATCATTCTTCATCACTCCAATCCAACCTCTGACCACAACCATTACAATAATCCAGTCGATAGTCGTAAAAGACATCACCACAATCTGTTTCTGCGCACTCACCACAGCAGGGACATTTGTAAATCCATTTTCCGTCCCTGACTACTTTCTTCGGCATCTGTTTTTCAAGTGCTTGGATTGCCATTCCATAAGCATTTTCAAAAGAACATCCCCATGAAGTATCACATGGAATTGCTTTGCCAAGTTCATTACAATCATATTTTAGCTCTTCAATAGCTTCATTCTCTGTCATATTATTTTCCTTTCTTTCCGGTTGTAATTAGTGCAAGTATAACAATTGATATTAGCATACTAAATGCGCCTACGATTACACCTAAAGCAAATGGATTTACATACATAACTCTTTTTTCCTCCTTAACTTTAATCTCTTTTTTCTCTGTCATTCTCTTCTGTATACTTTTCTAGCCAATGTTTGTTCAAATCGTTTTGAGTGTTTATTCCTAATAAATCTGAATTGTCAAATATGTTGCCGATAACTTCTACTTCAAGACTGTTAATGTCCCACAAATGCCACTTTGCACCAATTAAAAATACATCTGATTTGACACAAATCCAGGAGAACCGATAATAGTTATTCTGATAAAAGACTGCGTAAAAATTACCATATATATCTCTAACAATGTCATTCTCCCAAATCAGCTTGCCGTTCTTGTCTTTTAAGCCTGTGCATTGGCAGATTGTAGATTCATTATTTATAAAAGCCATTACATTTTTCTTTATATCTCTTATATAAAGTCCATCTGGCTCTTTTACGATATTTCCTATATGCCATTCCTTAAAATGTTTGGCTTTAAATAAATATCTATCTTCCATTGACTTTATCTCCTTTTCTACTTACATATCATTTTCCGTATCATCCATCCATGCTTCAAAATGCATATTCAAATTTTTTACCTTTACATCAATTTGGTTTACATCACCTTCTTGTTTACTCAAGTGATTAGCTATTTCTAACATATTAATGATGATATCTTGTTTAGACATATTTTCTCTTATTTTTTCCATATTTTTTGTCCTTTCTTATGCACCATATCTTTCTAATTCCTCTAGAATTTTCTCAGCTTTAATATTGTGTTCATTACATTTTTCAGACAATAAATTCATTATTGAAAGATAAAATTTTGTTACTGCAAGATGAAACTTAAATCTAACTTCATTCATTTTTATCCTTTTCTTATCTTTTAAATCTGCACATTGGCAAATGGTGGATGCATCAACTTCAATAGCATATATTTCAGCAGTCCACATATTTTCTTCTATATAATGAACTCTTAATAAATTTTCATTATCCTTTATCAGAATTACCTATTTCCCTTCGATTTCAAAAGGTACTCCTTGCACCCATTCTCCGTTATCAAGTCTTTTTGCCTTGTATAAATATCTGTCCATATTTTCTCCTATTCTGCTTCTGATTGAAGCCAATTAAGTAAATCGCCGTAACTGTCGTGTATTTCCTCTTCTTTCTCTGTGTCAAGATTATAAATCGACTTATAAGGCTCTTCATCCTTTTCAAAATCGCACATGTTATGAAGCCAATCTGCCAGCTCTTCATCCGACATATTCCTTATCCTGTCAGCATTGGTCTGTGTGTCACTTTCCACAATTTCAAAATATTCATCAATGAACTCCAATACAATTTTTAAATTGTATGAGCTGTATCCAATGTTGTAGCCATTCTCACCAACATTTCTGTACTGTACGCTATAATAAGGTTTACTATCTATCATTTCCATGATAATAGACAAGTCGGTTACTCTTTCTTCTTTTACTTTGCTCATTCCAATGCCCTCCACACATCATTAGGTTTATTTATAGTCCACACACTAGGTATTGTGTCTTTAACTAGACACAAACCCTTTTCATTTTCAATTTTCCCAAAAGGACAAGTTAGGCAGTCGTTATCCTCGCACACTGTCTTGATTATTTTCAGTGCAGTTAGAATGCTTTTTGTCTCTACCACTACTCCGTCAACTTCTTTCTTCATTCTTTCCACCTCTCAATTTTTTTTCTCGATTTATATGGTCTGTATTCACATTTTCCATTTCTTTTCCTGCAATAAACATAATCATCATCATTTTTCGTAAAACAGTATTGACAAGTTCTGCATTTTTTCAAAGAAGTTTTTATCTTCCATCACTGCTCTCCTTATCTGGAAGTTTAGCTAGTTCCCACGCTGTTGTAGACCCGTCACCACTCCATGATGTTGTTCCATGATTCCAAGCGTAAACTCTTCCATTCTCATATTTCGCAAAATGCCTTTTAACCCACGAGTGAATACCACTATACGTTACCAGTATCGGTGTATCAACTGCAACTTTTGACCAGTCAACAAATGATTCAACATATTGGCTATTCGCCCATTTTTTTTCTTTTGTCTATGCAAAATTCATCACCATTAAAATTGAATAAACACTCTTTACACGCTGTTCCTTGACATCGCATTGGTTCTGATGTCACTTTATTAACTGCTATTGAACCACCATTACAAGCAATATCCAGAATCTGTTCTGCAAATTTCTCTCTATTTGTCATTGTTTTGTACTCCTTTCCCATAATCCGGCATATGCTTGAATCTTTCATATGCCTTATTATCTCTGTGTGTTTCCATATATGCTTTTTGCTTATTATCGTTTGAATGCTTTATATGAGCATTTTGAGTACTATCATTATCCCACGCATACACCATTTGTTATTCTCCCTCTATAAATTATCAAATTCATTTTGTAAATATGCTTTCTTTCTCTTAACCCAATCACTAAATTCTTGCTTTAATTCTGTTGAAGCAAAAGAAGGAATCGTACAATAAGTTAAAGCTTTTAAATCCTGTCTGATTACTTCAGCCCTTTGATAATTTTCCTCTGTCATGCTAATTCACCTCACTTTTATTGATATATCTACTATTTGAAAGTTCCATTTCTGTAATTCTTTTATTCATTACTTTTTTTAAGCTATTAAGCATTTCATATCCTGCATCCATTCTCAACTTTACTTTCTTATAAGCTCTTGAATATATAGCAAGTGTCATTGTTTCTGCTTGTGATATAAGTTCTGCTTGTGCCGTTTTATCTGCTACTGTCTTTCCTGTTGCTTGTTCTCTTGCTTTTGAATATACTTCTTGTCTTATAGCTTTGCAAGTATCTTCTTTAATTCCCAAATCTTCCTGAGCTGAACCAGTGAAATATAATATATTTGCTAATTCAAGAATAGACTGTTCTAATTGTACATCTGTTATACCATCATGTCTTGTTATTATGTCTCTTGTAATCTGCATAAAGTTATCCAAGTCACTACAGTATTTCTTTACAAGCGTTTCTGATATTCTTCTGATTGTATCACTTATACTATCCACCCTTTCCATTATGTCATCTGCTGTCTTTGGTTGTTCGTCATTTACTTTTATTCCTTCTCTACGACTTGCCATTATAATGCCTCCTTCCATATTCCGCAATCAATAATGCCTCTGCCATTCCGTCATGGTCTTTCTTACATCTGTCGGTTGCTTTTAAATTCACATTTGGGAATAATCGTTTACATACTTCAATGGATGTATTTTTATCAGAAGTACAAGAAAATTCTTTTTTCCATTTCTGTGGTGTAACAAGTTCATAAGGAATGCCATATGCTTTTAATACACCTTGAATAAATCCAAAATTTACTCCAAAATTAAATGTACTTGACACTCCCTGCTTGGGCATTGCATGGACGTGCTCAAGATAACAGATTACATCATTCTGACAACATTTTGTACATACTAATCCTAGACTATTTATTAAAACATCATCAGAGTATGGATATGCTTCGCCATCATTCTTATCACTTACGCAAGCTATTCCACCATTCTTTCCTGGGTCAATTCCTATATATATCATTCTATCTCTCCTTATTCCATTCAAATACAGCACTATAATCACCTTCAAAATATTTATAAACACATTGAGTGCAAATCAGCCTATGTCCATGACTTGATACAGAACCTTCTATATTAACTTTTTTACCACATAAGACACAAGTATGTCTTAATTCGTCACTATACTTTATGCCATATTGTCTAAATATTTTTATATTTTCTTTATTAACTTCTTCATTTATTTTTGGCAATTTGTCAAATAAATCCATAAGAGGAGTGCCATTGAATGTTGTCTTCATTTTTATCCCACCTTTCTGCATATTCCTTTATAAGGGCAATATTTACAATTCTTTGTATCTTCTGTTCGTGGAGGTGCTATCATTCTTTCCACATAACCTTCACATTCACTTATATAGTTCACAAGCCAGTTTTTCATATCCTGAGTTACTTCAAACACTTCCGGTACTTCAAGCGTACAGATATCTCTGTTTTCATACATTACAAAAGCTTTATCTAAATCAAGCACAGTACAATAACAGATTACTTGATTGTGATGCTGTTCCAAACAGTGGTCATTCAACTGATTATACTTGAAAGAAACAACATTCTTGAACTCCCAAAGAAAATCCTCATTTGTAGATATCCTTCTTATAATTCCATCGCATCTAAAAGATAAGTTTAATGCAGTATCTATAAGATGTGTTTCTGCTCCTTGCTTTTCTTTTACAACTAATGATTTACATTTGCCGAACTTCTGTTTTTCTTTCACATATTCTGCAACATCAAGATATTTCCAATCGTATCCCATTTTCTGTAAATTCAACAATGCATTTTGTAAGGCTTCATGTCTTGCTGTTCCGGTATCTGCCATTCCTGTTGAATTATATTCTACCACTTCTGGGTCTTGTGGCGCTCTTGTACGAGTAAAATACATATTTCTCATACAATGCAAAGAAGATGGCTTATAATAATTACTTCCAGCCCTTCTTCCTTCTTGTTCAGTTCTCTCAATACAGCTCATAACATCTGTCAGAAACTTCTTATTTGCAGGAAGTTGTGGCTGATTGTTGTTTATCAAGTTCAATAATCGTCTGCTCATTTATTCCTCCTTATTATTCAAAATGCTGTTCAAATATCTGTCCATCTTTACATACTTTTATTTCCTTTATAAAGTGTTTATACGTGTTATCGCCTCACATTTTATTTTTTACTTCTCATTCCTGATTGTGAATAACTCTGTTTCATTTTCATATACTCTAATTAAATAAACTTCATCATTCATACAATCTTGTGCCAACATTCTCAAGTCATCAACAGTTGGATATTCATTTCTATCAATGTCATAGCACTCATATTTTTTCTCTGCAGTTGCTTTATTATCAATAATCATTTTTGTCATTTTTTATTACCTCCGATGTTTTTTATGTATTTCTTATTTACGATTATATTGTAATACATAAAAGTAGATTTGTCAATAGTTTTTTATAAAAATACATAAAAAATCCTCCTAGTATTTAAACTAAGAGGATTTTTCCAGGAGGTAAACGCAATGAACGAAAAGAACGGCTAGGAAACCTATCCTAATCTGTCACAACTTTATTATAATACAGATTAATAATTTTGTAAAGTATATATGCTTATTCAGATTTATTATCTAATTCTTCATCTTCAAGCAAAGCTATAACCTGTGTTACTTTTCCACTCTCAATCTTCAAAGCATTTTCATTTCCATAGCAAATCTTCACAGTATCATCTGGATTAGCCTGCAACTGTTCTTTTAACATTGGAATATCTACACAGCATACAAATGGTTCAAAGTCTTTACTCTCTACATAGTTGATAGTCTCTGTTGAAGCATCTTTTTTACTATGAATGTTAATACCTTTTCTTCCGAATGTGAAATATGCTCCATTCTTGTCATATGGTTCAATGAATAATGCAAGTCTATCAAGTACAGATAAAAGCAAATCTTTTGGTACTTTGCAAGAAGATGTAAATGCTTCATCAAGATAAGCGTTTACCTCGTTAGCTGGGAAATCTTCAATTCCTTCCATCAATGCACCATCAATCACAACATCCTCTGTCACGAACTGAATACTTGCTCTTCCTATAAAAACCACAATATCTTCCTTTGTATTCAGTGTCAATAACTGCATCTGCTGAGCAGAAATAAGAATAGGTTCTTCATTATCAAACATCTTAAATCCATTAAATGTGATTACATTTGCATCTGTACTAATAACAGTATCTCCACAATAGTAACCAGTTAATGCTGGATTATCAAGTGTTTTTGCAAGTGCTGATTTATTGATATTATAAGCCTGCATAACGCTTGACAGCTTTGTCTTACACTGTACATTTTTATCATCCATCATCTTAATATCCGGGAATGAGATAAGTCCTTCCTCATCTGAAATCAATGGAATCTTATAAGTTCCGTTTGCTTTTACAAAAAGTACATCATCTTTTACAGATAAGTCAATATCCTCTGAGGTTGTCTTTGCAATCAATTTTCCAAACTTATCTGCGTCTACTGTAATGTCCATATCATCCCCAGCTACTTTGTCAATGATAATACAAAGTGTATTGGTCATATCTGTTGTAAGCAATCTCAACTTTCCATCTGATAATTTAATACCAATCATTGATGTAATAGGAATTAGATTATTAAATCCTGCTCCTTTAATTGCTTTGTTTACTGCTTCTTTCATTCTGCTTGTTACTACTTTCATTTTTTTTTAATCCTCCTTAAAATAATCCTTTCTTATATAAGCTATTAAATGGCACACTTGCTACATTTTTACAAGCCTGCTCATAATAACTCTTTTTGAGTTCAATTCCCATTGCTCGTCTGCCCATTTCTATTGCCTTATAACATTCTGAGCCAATTCCTAAAAATGGAGTAAATACTATATCATTTGGATTAGTCCAAAGCTCAATGGCTCTTTCTATAACTGGTAACTGTAAAGGGCATATATGCTTTTCGTCCTTTTCTTCTCTGGCACTTCTTGCCTGTAAAGTATCACTAGGATTTATATCCATCCATATTGGGCTTGCATAATTCTGCCATTTACTAACTGGGAATGATTCATTAGTATGCTCACATCTCTCTGGATTATCTCCCGGTTTACGCATTGTTACAAGATAATCGGGTATTCCCTGTCTACTCATACAACTATCTTTTTTCAACTGCTTGTGCAATAATCCAAGTGCCTTTGTTCTCTGCATTGCAATTACTGGGTCTTTCCAGATACAAACCTCGGAATGATAGATGAATCCGCTATCTTGAAATAACTTAATCAATAATCCTCGAAAATCTTCAATTCCTATAAATCCATCTCTTTCTTTACTTGTTGGTAAGTTCATACAATGGAAACTTACTAATCTTCCGGGCATTATGATTCTGTATAATTCAGAAACTATAAACTTAAAATGCTCATAAAATTCTGTTGTGGTTCTACAATTTCCCAAATCTCTATCACTATTTGAGTAGGTATAAAGACTTGCAAAAGGCGGAGAGAATATAGAAAAGTGAATACTATTATCAGGTATTCCTTTCATAATCTCACAGCTATCACCATTATATAAAGCATATTTATCTGTGATTAACTGATTTTCAACATTTACTGCACTTTGTCCTTTCATTCCATTTCCTCCCATTCTGGTAGTTTCATTTTTGTTTCTGCATCATATTCATCCGTCATCCTTGTTGTGTTCTTTATTTCATCTTCAAGATATTTAGATGCAATTCCTACCATTTTTTTATTCATTTCATCAGCAAGTCTGCCCTTTTCAAGAATATTATTATAAACTGGTAATTCTCTTGTACTTATAACAATATACACATTTACTTCTTTTGTCTGCCCGAATCTGTAACATCTTCGTATAGCTTGATAGTATTTTTCATAACTATCTGAAATTCCACAAAATATAATATTGTTACAGTTCTGCCAATTCATACCAAATCCGGCAATCTTTGGCTTACTTACAAGGAACTTTATATCACCAGTTGAAAATCCTAATAATGATTTTTCTTTGTGTTCATTTGTATCTGAACCTGCAACCTGTACAGCGTTCGGAATTGCTTTTTCAAGTGCATTTCCTTCATCATTAAAATCACACCAAATCAAGCAATTTTCCATATTATTAGCTTTTATAAGTTCTGCACACTTTGATACTCTTTTACTAAGACTTTCTTTTCTTGCTTCTCGCCTATCTTGTAAATCTGTTACAACACTAGGAATCAGCTTTCCTCTCTTTGTTTCTCCTGCTACTTTTACAACTTGCACATTCAAGGCAGGCAATTTATATTTATCACCATTATAACCTATATCTTCTGGAGTTTTCATCACGCTTGCCCAACTAGATACCCAATGCCAAAATTGTTCTTCTGCGTGTCCTTTTAATCTCCATTTACTTGTGTTTCCCCCATCGTGTACAAAATAAGTAGCAAGCATTTCTGTTCTTGTCATTACTCCTAAAAACTCTGAATGATTACCTAATTCTTCATAGTCGTTTGGAGCTGGTGTAGCAGAACAAGCAAGTTTATATTCTGTTGTCTTAAACTTTTCAATCAATGCTTTTGTAGTCTTGCCTGAGAATGATTTAAGTATTGAACTTTCATCAAGTACAATTCCTATAAATTCGTCAGCATTAAAATGTTCTAACATTTCATAGTTAGTTATATTGATTCCTTCTGTTATGTCTTCCTGCGTTCTACAGATATTTACATCAATACCGAACTTTTCTCCCTCTCTTTTTGTCTGTACAGATACAGCAAGTGGGGCAAGTATAAGTACATTTTTTCCAGTGTGTTTATACACTTCATCCGCCCAAGATAACTGACATATAGTTTTTCCAAGCCCTGTATCAAGAAATAGTGCAGATTTTCCTCTTTTAAGTGCTATCTTTACAATAGCTCTTTGAAAATCAAATAGATTTTCGTTTGATGGTTCACAATCAAAACCGCAAGGCTTGAATTGTTCTATTTTTGTTTTTAGAAATTCATCATAATTCAATGTCTTTCTCCTTTCTGTTTATTTCTCTTGTATTGTAATACATAATATATGGAATGTCAACTATTATTTCTTTTTTTTTTATTAATTATTATCTGTGAGCGGGTTAGGATTAAATCCTACAGCATTTTCAATTTCTTCCGGAGTTATAGCAAAGCCGTACCAATTTTTAGTTATCTCAACATCACATTTAAAGGGAAGTTTAATCAATGTCGTTGGAGCTGTTCTCATAAGGTAAGAAAGTCTTTCTCCTACTTCCTTTGCATTTTCAATAGGACATTCGCCTATTACTTCATCGTGTACCTGTATAAGCAAATGAAAATCAAGCTCTTTCATTCTTTCATCATTATTTATTGCAATCATTGCCAGCTTTGTTATGTCAGCGGCAGAACCTTGAACCCTTGCATTAACACACTGTCTTTCTGCCTGTGATATATACCCGCCATTATCCTTAATTTTAATTCCTTGAGCTAAAGCATTCTGAATTATATCATTTTTCTTTTTCCAACCAAAAGCCTTTTGAAGCTGTTTAGTATAGTTATCCTTTACTTTCTTTGGAACTTCTGTAGATACTTCACTTCCAAAAGCCAGAGGGTCAAAATTAGTTACTTTTCCGCTATAACTAAATTCATATGGTTCTAACTGCATATCCTTTAAATGTCTTCTTCTGCCCCATGCTGTAGTCACATAGCCCTCAGTTCTTGCCATTTCCTGTGAGTCCTCAATGAACTTTCCAAGAGCTGGAAAGGAAGCTATAACCTTATCATATATAGCCTGAGCCTCCTTAGTAGATACTCCAAGCTGTTCTGCAATTGAAGGAATCTGTCGTCCATATAATATACCTAATACGATGCTTTTCGCCTGTCCTCGTCTTTCCTTACCTTCTGGGTTTACTGTTCCATCTTCTCTAAACTCTTTGCATTCTTCATAAGGCTTATGGAAAGCAAGTGCCGCTATTGTAGCATATATATCTTTTCCATTTATAAAAGCTTCCTGCATTTTCTCGTCCTGTGACAAATACGCAGTAACCATAGGTTCTTGTTGGCTAAAATCAGAACCTAAAAGAACATAACCATCTTGAGCTTTAAACATCTGTCTAATCTCTTTATTGTGTGAAGGAATATTCTGTAGGTTAGGGTCTTGTGAACTGAATCTTCCTGTTTTAGCTCCATACTGATTATAACTTGCGTGTACTCGTCCATCTTTAAGAGCAATTTCTGGCATCTTATCAATATAAGTTCCTAACAATTTTTCCACGTTTCTCATTCCCAAGATAGCTTCACATAGATTCTTTTCTTTTCCTTGTGCAAAGTGTTTTAGAATGTCTTCACCTGTTCCTCTAGGTGCTTTTTTATCAGGGCTTTCTAATCCTAATATATCATAGAATAATATTGCAAGCTGTGTAGGACTTGATAATGATATAGGGTCTGACAACTTATTATCCGGATGTTTCATTTTATAATTATCAATTTCATCCTTATACATTGCTATTGCTTCATTAGCCTGCTTCTGTCTTTCTTCTCTTATCTTATGATATTTTTCGTGTAAATTATTACATACATCAAAATCCAAACATACACCTCTATCTTCCATATCTGCTACAACTGGAATCAAAGGCATTTCAATATTCCAAAATACATTATATGGACCCGCTAATACTCTTCTATTGAGTAATGTCTTTTGATACTCATATAATTCATATGTCTTAATTGGGTCACCTGCCGCATATAAATATGCTGTAGAAATAGGAATATTATCAAATGTTACTCCTTTGAATAAACTATCAAAAGTCAATGATTCTATATCTTTGCTATTGCAGTATTTTAAATGTAAATCCTTTAATCTGTGGCTTTCTTCTTCATCTATACATTGAGCGGCAAGCTGTGTATCCCAATATGGTGCTATATCAATACCTAAAGTTTTTCGACATACTCTAATATCAAATTTTGCGTTATGGAATATCCATCTAATATCATTATGAAAATCTTTCATAATTTTTGATACGGTCTGTTCGTCTAACTGGTCTTTAGTTCTTACACCTGTTATATAAGATTTATGATTGATTGGAATATATGCCGCTTTCTGTCCTGGAGTATAAATACATCCACCAACTATATTTACAAGTAACGGATTTAATCCTGTTGTTTCTGTATCTAATGCACCTTCTCCAACTTGCTTCATTTCTTTCATGTATTCATATAATTGGTCAGGTTCTCTAATAAGAATATAATCATCTTTATGAATTGCTAATTTTTGATTAGCAATAGCTACTATAGATTGTATTTGAGCGGCTAGATTATTTCCGCCGCTCCTAATACTTGTTCTTGTTGTTACTGTTTTAGATTTTTTGATTATACTCTTATCATTGCTTTTTGGTCTTGCAAATGATAATGCCATATAATCCTCCTACTTATGATAATCTTCAACTACATCTATTCCGTATGCAATGGCACACTGATTTTCAATCTTACAACCTCTATAATTTTCCCAACCATTAGCAAGGTATGCGATGTCAGCAGTTGAAAGTAATTCCAAAGACTTACCCAAAAACCACAATGGCTTTGCATCATGTGGTGCATTTTCAAAGAAAGAGTCAATCACTTCTATATCCTCGTTTGGATATCCTTCTTTTACTCTCTGTATAATTTTATGTCTTTCTGACTTAATTTCCTCATCTGTCTTATCTTTCATTAGCTGACTAATAAATAATTTTTTCATATTACATACCTGCCCTTCTGCTTGTTGCTCTGCTTGCTCCTCTTCTTGATGGAAGTGGTTCTGTGTTTCTACGTCTTACTTGTGTGTTATCCTCATTATCATTATTATCTGCATCTGGAAAACTTCCTGTATCAAGATACTCCTGCATTTCATCAGCCGATTTATCCATAATATAACCACCTAAAAACTCAGGCTTTTCATACTGTGATACATCAATAGGCTCTCCAGGTGATAACTGTATATCATAAGTTGTTTTCTTATCTCCTTTTTTACCATTTCTTATAATGTCTACTGGTCGCTCTGTCATATCTCCCCAACGATTTATAAAATTCTTAATCTTTGGAATAAATGTCTTTCCACGATTCCAAATCTTAATCTTTCCGTCCTGCTGGTCAACCATTGATAACATCATAATGACTTTTGTTTTAAGTCCTGCTTGACAGAATGGACATACATCTAATGGGTCATCATAATTTCTTAGGCAAGAAACTGGTCTTGTCTTAGGATTTCCATTATCATATTTTCCAACCTCAACCTCGTGACAGTTGAATATATCAACATCATCCATATCATGTACAAGTAATTGAACTGTAGCACAATCTCCATCATTTTCGAGCTTTAGAAACTCAGTGTCTAAACTGTTTCCATACTTGTCTACTTCGTCATAGTTAATTCTTCCCATACTTCTTTTTTCCTTTCTTATTGGTGTTAGTTGTTTTAGTTTTTGAATAACCAACCCCAGATTATTCACTGTAGCCCTTAACGCAATTATCTACATTCCAATATAAATAGAGTTTTATATCGAAAAACACCTTGCACTCTTAAACGTCCTTTATCTTGGATTTAAAAGGTCAGTAAGAAAAGAATAAAAAATTTGACCTATATGGAATAGTAGGAATCGAACCTACGCCTTGTCAGCTGATACACGCACTTGCCATTTATACTATATTCCATTTTGACAGTATTCCCAGCTTTATTTCTGTCTTATCCCAATCAACGCATTTAATATATCCGGTGCTTTTTACAACTTTTGTCTGCCAGGATATAACAGCCCTTGTTGGATTTGAACCAACGGATGCGAGAATCAAACTCTCGTGCCTTACCGCTTGGCGAAAGGGCTATATTAGTGTTTTATGTGTTATCGCTTCACATTATTTTTTATGCAACTTTTTCAAAATGTCTTTTTGCTTGCTCTAATGTCTTAAAACTTCTTGCGAATGAATTATATGGTGCATTATGTGAATCTCTTGTAAGAACTGTATAATTTCCATTAGGTTTTTCACACAATACTGTTTCTTCCCCATTTACATTTGCAGTTGCTTCAATTACTTTTAATTCCATTCCTTTAAAATTTATCATATCAATTACCTCCTTCTATGTATTTTGTTTTTTATGTATTTCTTATTTACGATTATATTGTAATACATAAAAAGATATTTGTCAACAGTTTTTTAAAAAATAATTTTGCAATTTAAAAATTCTTCTTGCAAGTCATTTATATTCTACCCAAACTATAACCGTCAATTATATATTTATCTAATTCATATTTCATAATTCGCTTTGTTTCTTTATCTTTATGCACCCATATTCTTCCTAATGCTTGTACTCTTATTTTATTCTTTTGTTCAGTGGTTAGATGTTTACCATTCATAGTTCCAATTTTTCCATATCTAGGATTATTTTTCCCAGCTAATTTACCTTTCATAGAATTTGAAAATTTATCAGCTCTACTATCATAATTAACATTATATTTCCTATCACATCATTCAAGATTATCAACATGATTATTATGCTTGTTTTCGTCAATATGATTTATTTCAGAATAATTATTATCATTGTGTATAAAAGCATTAGCTACAAGTCTATGCACAAAATAATTTTTATATTTTCCACTATTACATAATCTTACAGTTAAATAACCTCTATTATTTAACTGAGATAACACTATACCCTTCACAAACAATGTATTTTCATTCCTTAAAACATATCTGTCTAACGATTTAACCCTTCCGAAATTACTAACCTGATATAGTCCTTCATAACCTTCAATATCTTTCCAAATTTCTTGCATATTATTTCTCCTTAAAATGTTATCTTAATATTTTCAAATTCATTGTAAGTGCATTCGTTTATATCCTTTCTATTTGATGGTAATATTATTTCTTTTATAATTTTATTAGTTATATATTTTTTAAGTCTTATTCTAGCTTTGATACCAGCAGAATCATTATCTGTCGCTAGTATAAATGTTCTATTAGGCATATTATTTAATTGACTAAACTGTAAATCATTTCCAAGACCATTAAGAGCTACAGCATATTTATCACAATGAGTCCATATAGTTATTGCGTCAATCATAGATTCACAAATATATATTTCTTTTGGAAATTCATCTAATTGGTATAACTCGTATAAACCATATAAAGGTTTTTCCACTCCTTGCGGGTAACTAAAGAATTTTGTATTTACACTTCGTCTGGCAATGAATAAACAATTACCATTTTTATCTCTTATAGGAAATGTGATACACTCGGTTTCTTTATCATAACCAACATCAAAAATCTCAATAACTCTATCATCCATTTTTCTTTCATACATATAAGGATGAATATATCTATATTTGTCTAATTCTTCTTCTGTGATAAAATGTCTATCACTTTGAATGCCACTAACTCTATTACTACTGTCATTGAAAGTATTCCTATTATTGCCAGTATTTCTTCCATTAAATCCCTCCATTATATTTGGTCTTGTTTCAATTTCTACTGTATTGAATCTTTTTATTAGCCATCTTTTTCCAAACTTTCCTTCATCTTGATACCCATATAATTCGGATATCATTTCTTCTATTGTACCAGCCCAGCCACATGAGAAACAATGACATTTATCAATCTCACCATTTACACCAAAAGATGGCTTTCGTTCTTGTCCATTCTTGTGAAAAGGACAATTTGACTGCAAATTTTCTCCATTAGGTCGCACAACAGCAAATCTGTTAAGTCCTTTTTGTGCTAAATCAAATCTTAATGTGTTTATAACATCCTCAGTAGATGCTTGTATAATAGTATCTTGTAGTTTTATCAAAAACCCTCACCTCTTTCACATCTTTATATCTGTTCAATCAAATTCTTCTCCACATTTGTAACATTTTTTAGGTTTATTCTGTGTAGGATTTATCAATGGAAAATGAATTACTTCTTTACATTTTGGACAACCCAAATAAAAATCTCCCATGAAATCATCCTGTATCATTATAGGTTTTTGCATCTAATATTCCTCCTCTTCTTTATCGTGATATCTTCTTCTTAAATCTTCACTTTTTTCTTCATCTTCTTTTCCTTTTTCAGGATTAGGGATGTAATCAAAAGTACCTCTATCTGTATCCCAAGCATACACCCATTTAATTCCAACTTTTGAATTTCTTGCTTTTACATTCTGTATTTGCAAGCCTTCTTCTTTTTGTTGAATTGAAAGAACGATTGAAGCATTATAAGCTATTCCATCTGAATCTCTTATATTTTCAAGTTGTAAATCTTCATTTATTGTTCCTTCTCTGTTTGACTGCACAACAACTAAAACTGGTATTTTTAAATCAATACTTAGTTGCATTAAATCTTCGGATATATTCGTCAACTGTGTGGTCTTATTATCTCCTCTTTTTCCTCGTTCATCCTGTAAATAAGAGATACCATCAATTGCAAGTATATCTAACTTATTTGATTCACACCAACTTTTTAACTTTGATACAGTTACTTTCTTTTGAAAATCTCTAGGGTGTGCAACATAGAATGGTGTTTCATTATCAACCAACTTATTTATATATTTCTCATAACCTTGTACATCTTCCCCACGATATAATGCTTGTGAAGATATATGCTGATGTACTGTATCAAATCTATATCCTGTTTTATTTGCCGACATCTCAGGTTCTAAAAGTCCTACTTTTGCATGATATACTTTCCATGCATGTTCTAGCATTTTTATAAGCACCCATGATTTACCTTGACCAGTTCGTGCAAATAAAACTACAAGTTCCTCACCTTTATGCCATCCACCTAAATCTGTATCTATCTCTTCAAATCCGCTTGCTATAAAGTGGGTATCTTGATTATCTTTTGTTTGTTTCCATTCCTCAAGTCTTTCTTTTGCTTGTGATATAATGTCAGTACCTTTTACTGCACCAGCAATCTTCAATTCAGGTATTTTTGATTTCAAATAATCTACAGCTTCATAGGCATCTGTCTGTAATAGTTCCGCCATCTTTGTAAGCACTGGGACGGACTGGGAATATAGATATTCTTCTCTAAATGTATTAACAAGATATTCTGTGCTTTCTGATACATTGACCACATCAAAATCCTGAAACTTTGCTATAAATGTTTCTAAATCTGGAACATTTCCATATTCCTGTTTGTGTTCCATGATGTAGTCATATTCTTCTTGATACTGATTGAAATAATCTCTTGTTATATCGTTTAAATCTAAAAGAGATGTATCTTTGTCTTTCAGCACTTTATTTATTATTTGCAGTTCTACCATTAATGTACACCTCTTTTATCTTCCTCTATGAATTTGATAGCAGTAGAGCAATTATATATTCTACTAACTAATCTATCACCTAACACGTTTTCGAGCTGTTCTTTATCTTTATTGCTTGTATAGATGTTGCTTTTTCCTGCATTAATTCTATCATCAATGTACTGAAAAAGTATTTGATGTTCATAACCCGATACTGCAAGTTCTCCTATATCATCCCAGATTACCAAATCAACTTCACTAATAAGATTGCATAATTCCTCAAAGCCTTTTACATCTTGTGATATAGAACGTTTGCAATTATATAAGAACTTAGGTACACTTATAAATAATGCTTTGCAATCTAAACAAGACTTATGCCATATGTTATCAAAATAGGAGTACATCAATCTAATTGCCCAGCTTGTTTTCCCATTACCACAGTTACAAGAATAAATATATAGATTATTTCCATTATTAATAAAATCTAAGATATTATCACTGATGTCTTTAAGTTTCATAAATGACTGGACATCCCCATTATCACAAGCTGTTAAATCTTTGTATTTCCATAAAGATTCGGGTAATTGAGACTGTCTAAATAGTGCATACATTAATTTATACCTTAAGCAATTTTCACTACATTTATTAGTGCATTTCCGCTGATACCAACAATCTTGTATGTTCATCTCAACCCCTCTTTTATCTCTAATCTTTTTTGTGCTTCAATGAGTGCATCCAATGTATCCATGCTCTGTTCTATATGAGACCTCATTTTAGCTATTGTATCGTTTAACTCAAAACTGGTTTGGGCTATCCAGTACCCATCATTAGGTGTGCCACATATTGCATAGCCATCATCTCTAAGCCACTGAATAATATGCCTTACATCTCTTGTATTGAACCCAGTGTTATTGGATATATCTTTCTGGTGTATACCAATAGGTTCATGTGGCAAGCTATGAAGTACACAATCTTTCATGTAAGCTATATTTTTATCCGATATTATATACATATATTCTTCCTCCTAAAAATGCTTTATGCTCGGGTCATTATTTTTTATCAAGTTACGATAATTTTCTCTACCCTCATCTGTTGTGGTGCCATTTAATATTAACTCCTGAGGTAACCGATTTGATGAGTTTGACTTTAACCAATCTGGGTCTATATTCATATATCCATTATCAAGAGATAGCTGAATAGCATTTATCTGAGTTTTTGTAGTTACACTTGCTAATCTTGTTAAAATAGCATTTACTTTATCATCTGTAACCATTTTATGGTTTTCTAAAAGATTTCTAAAGAATCTACTTAAAAGTTCTATAACTTCATCTGTTAAATCATATTCTAAACATTTCTTTTCTATAGATTCGATTCTAATATCAATCTTAGTTTTCTTTTTAGAATTTTTCTTTATATTATCTTTAATACTTAATTTATTAGTATTTAATTTATTAGTATTTAATTGTACGTGCTTTTCTACACGTTGAATTTCTATGGGTAGATTTTCTACACCTTGTTTTTTACCTTCTTGTTTTGGTTTCTCATATATATTGTAAACATATTCAATTCTACCTGATTCTGTCTTATCAGGCATTATTTTATCAATTTTAACATAACCGAATTGTTGTAACTCTTTCAAAGCTGATTTAATAGCAGTTTCATTTTCTTTGCAAATGGCAACTAATCCAGCTATTGAGTAATCCCAGTTATCAGGAAGTGAAAGCATTAAAGATAATAACCCTTTAGCTTTTAATGACATATCCTTTTCTTTAAAATGATAATTGCTCATAACTGTATAGTTCTTAGTTTTCTCTACTCTTATAACTGACATATACAATTCTCCTTCTTAAAATAAAAATAAGTTATACAAATTGAATGGCGGTTCAAAATGTATAACTTATCTAATTACTGATATTAAGTTGTTACAGATATTAAGTCCGCCAACCTAATATCAGCTGTTGCGTGTCTCTCACGCTGTACATTTATTATAACATACAAATAAATAAATTACAATACTTAATTGATTGAATTTAATTCCTCAATCTGAGCATCTACTTCTGCATTAAGTTTAGCCCATAACTGTTCTCTTACATCATCAATGTTCTGTTCTGTCTGTGATACATCCCACTCTTCCTCAGCTATAAACTTGAAATAATTATCTCCTTTTTTAACTGTAGCACCAGATGTATATCTCATAGATACCACTTTGATGTCATTAGTTGTCTCAACAGCTTTCTTCTCTTCTTTAACTTTAACAGCTTTATCCTCTTTTTTGTTGATTGTTTCTTTGTTTTTTGGTGTAGATTTTACATTTTTGTTAGTAGCTGTATTGTTGTTACTCTTTTTAGTTTTACTTGCTTCTTCGACTGATTTTTCTACGTTGTTTGTTGTCTCCTCAACAGATGCATCTTCTGTCTCTTCAACAGGAGGATTCATAACCTCTTCATTAGTATCTGTCTCCTCTTTCCCTGCTTCGTAGCCTGCACACTCAATACATGGAATAGAATTGCCATCAACTTCCATTGTTATTCCATTACAATTCTTACAATACTCGTCTGTTGGGTCTCCTGCATATTTACAAATTTTACTCATTCTTAGTTACCTCCGTGAAATCTCTTTTTGGCTTTTTGTGCCATTTCTTCTCTTTGTTCGTCTGTAAGTTCTTTTTCAATTATAGAAAGCTTTAATGCTTTAAGTGGTAATTTAGCTAAAATACTGCCATCATTATTATAAGTTATAATTTTAGCTTTGTCAGGATGTTTCTTACATAATGACTCAATTTTAGTTATGAATTTCTTTTGACTAATTGAAAGTGTAATAGTATCCTCACCTGTTATCCATTCTATACAATTTTCTCTATAACCGTCCATATATATCATCACTCCTTTCTTCTTGTGACTCTTAATGTATAAGATGTCTTTGTTATCTTAGCTTTTGCTAGTTTGTTAATATCAAACTGTCCATTGAATACAAGTTTTTCCAAAGCATCTTCATCAATATATTCTTTAGTTTTGATAACTGTATTTAATAAAGCACCTTCAAGATTTTCTTTTATAAGCTCAATCGCTAAATCCTCATTTAGTGATTCTGTATCGGTTTTTGTCAATATAGCAGTATATTTCTCTGAATCTGCTGAACTCATATCATGTCCATACATATAGCCCTTAATATTCTCACTAAGAGCATTATTTACTTTTTTTAGTGCATTTTCTTTATCTTTTGACTCTTTATATTCATCAATGATTTTTGACAAGTCAAATCCATCTCTTCTACTCATTTAATGTCTCCTTCTTTTTCTTGTATTGCTTACCTAGCTGTAAAATTTGAGTACCACGTTTTCCCCATTGATACATAGCGTTAAATTCTGCCATACATCCACGATATTCAGTTTTTAATAACTGAGAAAATCGTTTTAACTCTTGTACTTGAGCTAATGTAAATAGCATTGTACCTCTGTTATCAATTTCGGGTTTGGGCAAAACTAAACCTACTGGCTTCTCATAGTATTTTGAATTATACCATTTATACCATCTAATAATGGTCTTTGTAGATACATCAAGTATCTGTGCGGCTCTTGCTGTTGAAAATTTTTCTGACATATTATCACCTCCTTTTTCCTGCACATATCGTAAGTATAGGCACACCAGGTTCAAGTGGTTCATCCACATCAACTAACTATGTTCCATTAATACTATCATCATTATAATTATACCTCACTAATTGTAGAGCGGCATATGATGTATCAAATATTGTTTTGCAAGCATTTTCACTTACTTTCACATATGCTAATATTTTATGTGAATTTTTAAATACTTTGTAAATTTTCATTTTTAATCCTCCAAAAATGATATATATGTTGCTTTGTTAATATTGTAATACATAAAACTATTAATGTCAATAGTTTTATGTATTTTTTATTTATGATAGTAAGAAATTTATATCATCAACGCTTGCTTTTCCATCTACTAATGCATCTGCAATTTGTCCTTTCTTTTCAACAAGTTCCTCAATTCGCTCATCTATGGTATTTTTGCATACAAGAGTAATGATATTAACTGTTCCTTTTGTACCAATTCTATGAGCTCTATCTTCTGCCTGTGCTTTAAGAGCCATATTCCAAGGCGAATCTAAAAAGATAACATTTTGTGCGGCTGTCAATGTAAGTCCTGTTCCCATTGCTCCAATAGTACCTATTATAACTCTACATTTATCATCAGTTTGGAACCTGTCAACTTCTTTCATTCTTTCATCTGCTTTTGTTGCACCTGTGATATAAGCTGGATTATAAGATTTCAATTTCTCTTTTGCAACTTCTGTCATACTTTCCCAGTTACTAAAAATAATAGCTTTCTGTCCGCTTGCAACAATTTCTTGTACTAATTCAATCATTCTATCCATTTTAGCAGATTCCTGCACTTTATCAGATATAATACCAGTCCATCCAGTTGCTTGTCTTAATCTAATCATCATAGAAAGTGGATTATTTGAGAATTTAATTTTCTGTAAATCTGACATAACACCATTATATACTTCTTTATATATCTGGTTCTGTTTAGGTGTCATATCAACATATTCAATCTTTCTAATCTTTTCAGGTAAGTCAAGAACTTCTGACTTCAATCTTCTAATCATTATTTCTTCCATTAATGCCCTTATTTCTTCAAGATTCTTATAGCCAACAACTTGTGAACCACCCCATCCACCGAATGTGCAATAGTGTTGTTTAAATTGATATAAACTATGCTGTTCATATCCTAGCCAATGTATTGGGAAATATAAATCAAGTGGGTTGTTCATCAAAGGTGTTCCACTCATAGCCGCCATATATTGAGCAGATAACAATGACATTGCTCGGCTCTGTAAAGATGTAGGGTCTTTTGATTTATGACATTCATCAAATGCTATAACAGATATAATTCCTTTTTTACATAATTCAGCTAATTTTTCAGCAACTGGAAAATGATATTTGCTTTTGCTTATCTTTTCAGCTCCTGCTCTTAATGTTTCTATGTTAGTTATTAAATAGCGGCTATCTGGAAGATTCTCAAGGTCTGCTAATTTATCTTTTGTTGAACCTTCATAAGTTTTGCCTGTTGTCTTTCTAAATCTTGTACCAAGAACCCATCCTTTTTCGTCTGAATGTATTCCAATTTCTGACTGCCAGTTATATTTTAAGGAATTAACCCCACATATTATAAGTACTTTATTGATTGTATCTGTTTTTTCAAGGCAACCTACAAAATCTATAATCTGCTTTGTTTTTCCAAGTCCTTGGTCATCACATAATAAAAATCTTTTTTTGTTCAAACCAAATCTTACACCATCAATCTGATGATTGAATGGCTTTGTCTTAAATTTAAAATCCTTTGGAATATCAACCTCAAATTCTTGTTTGTGTAAATCTTCATATATTCCGGATATTTGAATTTCTTCATTTTCAAACTTATTACATAAACCTATTATATTGTTTATAGGCATTTCCCAAGTATGATTATCCGGATTATATACTCTTGTTCCCATCTGCTTGATATAATTCACAATATCCGGATTATAATCAAAACTTACAAACGCTGATTTTTTAACGAGTATATTGTTGGAGAGCTTTTCAGGCTCTCCAATATGTATTCTAATCATTATATAATCTCTCCTTTCTTTAAGTTAGTGCAAAAGTAATCTTTAGACTAAACATATCATATTTAGTTGATTCTACAGCATTATAACCTAAACTCTCCATCTGATGTATATAGGGTTTAGCTGTATTATCACATACAATCATATCCAATTCAGTATCAATCTTTTTAATTAAAGACTGAAAATCTGATTTTTTAACATATGAGGAAGCAATTCCATATCTCCTTATATAAGCTTTTTTACCATCAAGATAAAGTGTTGTTCTCATTTTTTTTTATCCCCCTAAAATTTTTTATTTCTTAAATTGATTATATTGTAATACATATAAATAAAAATGTCAAGTGATTAACTGTAAATTATATATATAAAAAAAAATAAGGCTGAGAACTTAATCTCAGCCAATATGAAATATTATATTGAGGTTGTATGCACTATATCTTCTAAATTAGATAGATACTTAGTGAATACTTCTTTTTCTTCTGTTGAGCAAGTATGATATAATTCACTTAACATCTTCCTAATAGTAGACATTAATGCTTCAAGATTACCAATACTTCTATTGTGCATATAATTAATAAACAAGCCTTGAATGTCTGTAATAGTTTCATCAACATTACTCTCAGGAACTAAATCAATATTCATCTTGTCGATTAATGCAAGAATTATAAAAGCATCTGCATCAAAATGTCTTTTTAATTCATTTTCTGCTAGCTCTTTAGCGATAGGAATACTCTCATTAAATGTCATACAATCACCCTTTACATAGTCAGCATCTGCTTAATCCAAGCGGTTTGCTCAACATATTTCTTATGGCATTTTTCCCACTTTTCTTCCATCTCTTCTGTAGGTTTAAATACTTTCCCTATTTCTTCTATATCCTGCACAGCTTTATCATGCAGATAGCTTGCGTGCTTTAGTTCATCATTAGCCATTTCCTTATAACGATTAGCCCATTGCATATCTCCTTTTGCTTTACACTCAACATACTTTTCAGCATATTCTTTAGCACCCAAAAGCTCTTCTTCAATGTGTTCAGCTAACTTTTTTATTTTCGTCATTATAATCAACTCCTAACTTTTTTAGAATTAAATCAATCTTTTTGTCCTGTTCGGATAAATGCTCATGTATCTCTTTTACTGCCGCAGATAATAAATCTTCGGCAGTATTTTGAGATAAGTTCTCATTTAGATTCTTAACCCCTATGACAAAAGACAATATATTTAATATGTCTAATATATCAAATTGTCTATCATCCATTAGATTTTCTCAACCACAAACGCAAGATTCTGAGCAGTTACTGCCTGTCCACCAATTACTATTGTAAGATTAGCTGTGTCACAATCACAGTTTAATCTTACAAGTGCAGATATAGGAAGAGTTACAATATTACCTATCGCTGTTGCTGTTGCAATAGCTGTAGCTCCTTGTACTGGTGCTCCATCTTTGTATAATGTTGCTGTCACATTTCCTATGGCAGTAGCGACTACTGCTACACTTGCATTTACATCATAGTAACCAGCACCTCCACAAGCGTTTCCTATAGAAACACCATTTCCACTTAACTGGCAATACTTACCATATCGTCTAATTACTGTAGATGGCACATAAGTACCACCAATACCAATAGATGTTCCTGTTGTAGTATTAACTACATATATTCCTGATTTACAACTCATATTATTATCTCCTTTCATTAAAAAAGAGGAACACCGACAAGGCATTCCTCTATAATATCAAACCTTGTCTAAAAATGACTTAAATGTTACAACCGTTGTTGCAACATGACTGATTCCAGTAAGGGTTCATACCTGCTGTGTATGTTGTTGCATTAGGATATCTAACTACACCACACATAGCGGACTGAAGCTGAAGCTGGTTGACCTGAGCCTGTAAGCTGTCAATCTTATTCTGCTGAATAGCATCAAGAACCTTCTGTGTCTGAGCTGTTGTATTAGCGTTAATAGCGGCTGTGTTAATAGCTCCGTTATAATTAACACCATCAATAGCTCTCTGTGTCGTACAGCAACAATCAGCAACCTGTTGCTGAACTGTGTTGAAGTTTCTTAATGTTTCGTAACCTAAATTACAGATTCCATTCTGCAATCCCTGATAGTCATGCTGAAGATTATCATTTAATATGCCAACTGAATTTTCAAGATTGTTAAAATTCATGGCATTACAAAGACCTGCTTCTGTAACTGGTTCTCCGTTGATTCCTCTGGCTCCTCCAAAGAAACCACCTCCGCCAATAAGTAAGAGGATTAAAAGTGCGAAAATCCACATTCCGCCACCGCCTGCGCCACCGAACATACCATCTTTGTTGTTGTCAGTAACAGCGGCGATGTCTGCTAAAGATACTCCATCTGTCATAGTAGTATTCTCCTTCCATTTTTTTTTAATATTTATATTGATTTTGCAAAATCCTTATTTCAACTGAGACATAAATTCATCTACATTTATACCTCTTTGCTGACAAATATTTCTAACTGCTTGCTCAGGATTTAATCCTTTTCCACTAAGCATGTTCATTATTCCTTTGACTTGATTTAGATTATTCATCATTGATTTGGCTTGATTAATTATCTGCGGATTTATCTGTGAGGTTTGATTTTGACCTTGAAATAGACTGCTTGCCATTATTCATCAACTCCTTTTTAAAATCTTCAAATTCCTGTCTACTTATATAATCACTATTTTGTGATACTTTTGTATTTTCTTTTATTTCTGTAAATGAGAATGTCCGTATAGATGGAAAGCCAGCACCATCTGTTGACTTCACATACATTATATCCTCATTTGTATCAAATAATGCCACTGTGCTATTAGCTGACATCTGATAAGCTTTAGCTCCATCAATGCCATTGACTCTAATAAGATTTTGCGTGGACATTTGAGGTTGAGTTAATGTTGAAAATTGATTGGGATAGAAATTATTCATCCCCATATTATAATTATTATATGGATTCATGTGTGTCCTCCAAATCTATTAAATTATTTTGCTCTAATAGTTTAATGGTCTCTAAAGCAATTTTAACAATATAAGCTGAAGGAATTGTATTTAATTTTTCGTTAGAAACCAAATTATCAAAAATATCTTCTACTGTCATAAATATTTCCTCCTTCTTAACTTTAATATAATAAAAAAGTACACATCTAACAATGTGTTAAATGTGTACTCAATGTGTTATTATAAGACTTTGAGAATCTTCTTATTAACTTTTCTACTTAACTGTCTAGCATAATCATAAGATATATGTAAATCTTCAGATTGTATGTCATAAGACTCGGAAGTTGATTCTTCACTAGGTAGATTCCATGCATATAGCCATGCAAGATTTGTAGCAAATAGCATTATTAATACAACGATAAATGCAATAAACCATCTACGGGCTTGAGTCTTTACTAGATGTAAAAGCTCACTAGCTAAGCTGTCCTTTTCTTCCATTAATTAGTTCCTCCATTCTTCTTATAATTGCTAGTACTAATACCAAGAATTGCACCTAAAAAAGTATCAACTGCTGTGATAGTACCAACAATCTGTTCACCAAAAGGTAATCCCCATATGCTTGCAAGTGCAAAGTACAAAGTACCTAATGCAGGAAGCAAAATTAATGCTATCCATTTTAACAAGCTATATGTTTTGTCACTTAATATAAGATTTTTCATTTTATTCACCTTCTTTTTTCTCTAAATCTTCAATTCGATGTTCACTTACTCTCTCACGAGTGTCCATAACTTTCAATGTGGCTTCAATGTCGTAGACTCGTTCAATTAATGAATTATGCTTATCTTGCTTTTCTTCCAAACTCTTAATATCCTTCTTTATAAGAGCTACTTCATTTTTGACTTCTTCAATCGTGATACTATGCTGTTGCTTAGATGTGTATATAATCCCAATAAAGGATAATCCACCAGTTATTAACGCTACAACTATTGAAATCATATATCACCTGCTAACTGACATATCTATGTCCTTGATAGTATGCGGCAAGCCATCCGGATGGACATTTAATCCAAACATCATTTCCGATTTTTGTTACCTGCTGACAAGTTACGACTGTTCCTTTGTTTAATGCACCATCATTGTCGTTATCATGTGCTCTGCCTCCAGAAGTTAATTCTGAATGTCTTTTAGCTCTATAATTAGTGCCTGCCCCTGTACGAACTTTAAGCTCAGTTTGCAGTGTATAGTTGGTACCTACATGATAGTATTCATTACTAACTGCAGGAGCAGATGGTTTAGGCGAAGATGTATCTCTGGAATAATCAGAGCTTGTTACTATTACAGTATGTCCTTTAGTGCAAGTAACAAGTATATCACCTTTATATAGCCTCATTCCACTTCTATACTGACCAAGATTATCAAATAATCCTGTAGCCATTAGCTTTGATTTCTCATTAGCTGTAGTGAAGTTTCCTGGGTCTACATTAGTGGCTTCTTTAACACACTCTCTAGCAAGTGATGAACAATCACATTCTGTTGGTGTAGTAGTACCAATGCCATGTGTAACGACACCTAACCGATTATACTGGTCATATCCTATATTAGGATTACCACAAGCATTATACATTTTTGTTCCGATAGCATTTGCATGAGATACAGATTTAGGTCTCAGCACAATCCAACCTTTTCGGTGGATATAGAATTTTTGAGTGGTTACTTCCTGACCTGTCTGGTCACCAGCTGTTCCACCTGAGTATTTTCCTCTTTCATCATGCCTAGCTGAACCAACTAAAATCATAATTACAATTCTCCTTTCTTTTTATGTATTATAACATTTTAAGTTCAATTTGTACATACATTAATTAAGATTAATTGAGAATATAATCATATTCTTCTTGATTTATAGTTCCATTTTTTAATCGTTTATCAATATCTTTCTTTGTGACCCTCTGTGGGTCAGCTTGATATAATCGTTTTAAACTTTGAACTAAGATTCTATATGTTTTTTTCATATTAAATTATTCCTTCCTGTATTAATTGCATAGTATAATTGTCAATAGCCTTCTCTAGTTAACTATAGTTGAGTTTAGTTGATTACTTCTCCCATAGCATCAACCCAGTTATTGTTAATGTAATACAACATCTTGTTCAGCGTTGTATCAAAATACTGTTGATTATTTTGTGGGCTTCGCGGACGATTTTCTGTCGTTCCACTGAATTTGTCGTTCAGGTCACGAGTCAATACATTTATACCACTTCCGTCTTCCCAGAATTTGTGTGGGGCATTTTTATAGCTATCTCGTGTCGTTGTATAAGTCAATGTACCATGATAACTACCCGGGTTTGATTCAGTAGCATAAGTTTTACGTCCCCAACCATTGCCTGTCATATCCTCAATATTAAAATCAATAATATTAACCGCTTGACCGAGTCCGTTACCCTCGAATACCATTCCGTGAAGCAACCATTCTTCACAGCAGTTAATTAACGTGTTAGGATGCGACATCATCTCATCATCACCAAAATGACCAAAGCGATAACTCGTATTCACAAATCTTGCACAAGCATTTTGCATGATTAGATGCTCGCCAGAAATGTCAAACCCGAGTCCCCAACCACGCACATTGCAATCATCAATGTGGTAGCCACTACCCCAGTTGTAGCCGTAAATCGTGCGAATACCGATACAATCAATATTTGAGTTGATAATCTTTCCATTCGGTTCTTGTGGGTCTCCTGCATATTCTGTAAGTCCACAATGTACCCCTTTAAGTTGCATATTGTAAGCATATTCGCAGTTTACACCGATAATTTTTTTCTGCGGCGCAGGAATATTGATTGCTATGTTTTCAGCACTCAATGTACATCCTACAGATGAACGTGATACCTTGCCAGAACCACTAATTACTGGTTTAACGCCGATTATGTTTACAATCTCATTTTCGCCAAGAGAATCGTATAGTTCTTGTGACATGTCAAGTCTTGCGCAGTGTCCAAAATACATAGGCTGAATAACATTCGGAAAATTTACGCCCTCAATCTTAATTAACGACACGTTGTAATTATTTGTTGGGATATATATGCCGTATTTTCCGACTGATGCAATACCACTATCAAAAAGCGTATCAATGATATATCGTTCATTCGATAGTTTAAGAACTCCTCCACCTCTTGCTCTCAAATCATAAATCGCTTGTTGCAGTTCTTCTCCATCATTTACACCATCACAAACATAGTCTGCCGCCATTTTTTCTTCATCAGATGCCCATGCGGAAGCAACATGAATTGTACTATACTCTACATTTGGAATAATAAATACAGTTTGAGTATCTTTTACAGTATTTTTTTTCCATACAATATCAGACTTTTTTGTCTGTGCAGATAAATCTTGCTGATTCGTAAAATTTAATAAGAAGTAGCAGTCTGAATTGAATTTATAAGCGGTATAATAAACATTATCTTTATATGAGTTATAAAAGCAAGTTGTTTCATTGGCTTCACTAAACAGCATGATAGTAAAAGATATAGGAGATTTAAGAATTAATTCGTTTCCTTTTTCTGCGTGTAAAAAATTTGCAGTACAGGAATTTCTGCTGTCAGTTCTTTTAAGTGTTTGTCCAGATGGAATATCAGCAAATTTTCCTTCAAGTATTTCCCAATTGTTTTGAAATGTTTTAAATTTTCCTTTTTTAACAGAGCGTGTGATGGTATCCCCATCAATCAGATTTGTATATGTGATTACAGGTTTGATGTAATCAATGCTATCAAGCGAAATGTACACAATAACAATTCGCATATGTTTTGCTTTATTTGGTTTAACAAATTTGACAGCTTCTTCGTTTGCCTTAATGCCATCTGTGGATATTAAAAAAGCTTTGCTAGAATCATAATATACGATTCTTACATAATAAGCATTTGCGGAAATTCCAGAGAAACTAAAGGATTTTGTGCTGGATATATCAATAAAATCTTTACTGCGAATCGTATTATTTGATTCTCCATCAACGCCAGTTATTTTATCGATTGTTCCTGATTCCATGTCTGTCGATGCAATTGTATAAGCATCTGTCATGGTAGAAACCGAATTATTAACATCACTCAAATCTTCCTCTAGTGAATTAGATGCTGTGGTCAATCTTTTAATTTGTTTATCCATTTTATTAAGATTAACAGCATCAATTGGAGTGGTTTCACTAGGCAAATCTACAAAATTAATTGGGTTATAATCGTCAACAAATGCCATAATTTATTCCTCCTTATCTTCATCTTCTGCATTATTTTGTGTTTGTGCATCTTCTGAATTATCTTTTGCTTCTTCAAGTACTTTGTTATTGTATTCTTCAAGTTCTTTATTTTTAATTCTGGTCGAAGCATTAGTAACATCATTCATTATATCTTTCATAATTAATTCAAGTATGCTTGGATGTAATTTAGATTCATTTAAGATATTAATTATGTTGCTTCTTGTTTCTTGGATTAATAAGCTTGCGGGTCTTTCCATGTTTAATTTTTCTCCTTTCATTAACTTATATTAAGATATATTAAGATATATTAAGACGTCCTAATTGTACATTATCTATATACACATATATAGCACTACCTGTCCACTGGAATGCAAAGTTGTGTTCTCCCAAAATCACTGCAGGGCGTCCTTCGCCCCACCAAGTTGAATCTAATATCATTTGTTCTGCAGTAAAATATGAATAACCCTTAAAATAGGAATTACCATTCACCTGAAATTTTCCATTTATAACTAAATTATTGTCCAGGCAAGTGGTGTCTTTTCCTGTACTTTGTGCATTCCATACATCTCCATACATTGTTAGCCATGCTGTGTTTCTTTCGCCGTCATAACCTTCAATAGTCGATGTAGATGCATTTATTGTCATACGCATATAGTTGCTTGAATCTAACCCAAAGTATGCTAAAAATTCATCTGGTGATGATTTCATCTCTGCAAAATATTGGTCAGTTCCTACTTCTGTACCTATACCTAAGCCTGTGTATAACTTTAATGTTTGAGCCCCACAATCTCCTGTATCATATACATAGAAAAATTGTCCTTGTTTGCTGTCATAATCTCCACACTTGAATGAACCACTTAGTAAAGCATTTTTAGCTGTTATAGTTCCGTCCTTTGTAATTGTACAATTATCTGAGCCTAATGTCAAACGATTACCAGTTAAGTTAATAACATCCGCACTTGCATTAATCATTGATATAATCTGACCATTATCATCTTTATCAATTTTAAGTTCAAGGTCTGCTTGTACTTTCTTAACTGTTTTATTTGTGTTCGTTAGGTCATTGCTTAAATTATTTACATTTTTATTAGTAGAACTTAATCCTTTTGAAACTTCCTCAATATTATTATTGGTAACAGAGAATGATTTTGATACACTTAATTTTAATGAATCTGTTTTTTGTGATATTTCAGATTTTAATCCTTTAGCATAATCATTCAGAGTAGATGATGTTCCTTCAATAAGACGAGATAGCTCATTTGTTTTTCCTTGTAACTTTATAATATCATGTTGAATGCCATTAACTTCGGCAAGAGATTGGTCACCTTCTGATACAATGCTATCCATAAGCATCTGGATACCTGTTAATGTTCTTTGCAACACGTAAGACATATATACCTTATTATTCGTGTCTATTATTCTAATAGTATCACCAGTTTCTACACAAGGGTTACCCTGCAATGTAATATTTATCGGATTAAAAATTACTTTAGATATTTTGGAAAGAACATTATTAGCAATAGTTTTTAATTCCTCAGTTCCCGATGAATATGTTAGAAAATTACCTTGAATGATATAACTTACTCCTGTATCATCTCCAGCAATGTAGCCAATATCATCTTCACTTTGTCGTATTTGTAATTTTGTAATCTGTTCAAAATTAGTATCTCCCACTTGAAGTGTCTTATATTCACCCATCTCTAATCTACGAGTATCAACATTTCCAGGTTTTGTTGGGAATAATGATTTATTTGGATATAAAGTCTTGCTTGGCAATAATCCTCTTGAAAACTTTTTTAACTCCACATATATAAATACATCTTCTCGGGACATTTTGCCAAAAACACCATTAATCTCACAGATTGCTTCCAACACATCTTTAGCAGTCAAGTCAATGTTATCCACAGATTTTGATACTTTCATATTGTCATTAATCAGTGTGGTTGATTGCTGAGTTAATCCAATATACTTAAAAAATGAGTCTCTAAAAGCTTTTAGCGTTATAGATTCGTACTCAGTTTGATAATAAGTAATAGGTTCAAGTTCCTCATAATACTCTGTTACTTCTTTGCCATCTATACCAGTATATGTCCATTCTTTGGTAACATTTTCATATCTAATCAATGGTACTTGCTTGCTAGGAAATAGCTTGTTATACCACTCACTCACATTAATAGATGATACTGAGTATAATCTATCATAAGCTGTGATATTTCTATATTTCTTATCACTTGTCAGTGTATCTTCATCAACTATATATGTACCAATTTTAAATGGCACATCATCTTTATTAGCTAAAATTTCGGTAACTTGTAACGTTTGACCTTTCAATGAATTTACTGTATTAGCTATTTTGATTTTTAGACAAGCGGACTCACACTTACCAAAGGATAACTTACTGTCAGAACATAATGACTCTGACAGTGAGAAATCACTGGATGTAGATGAAAAATTTTTATTTGTTAAAATAGTTCCATCTTGGCATACAATTTTTAGTTGCTTATCCACGGATGATTTATCAAATAAATCATAATACTTATAATCTATCATACATCCTCCTTTTTAGTAACCTACAAATTCAAATGATACTGTATCATAGTAGACTAAATTTTCTTCAATATCATCTATTGTAAATTCAGTATCAACTTTATATACCTTCTGAGTGATATAATCATTTATTTCCGGTACAAACACTTCCATAGTAACATCTTTTTCATTACTATTTTCGTATCTGTCTCGCATTGGTTTCATTATATCTTTTTCAAAAGTTTCATTGTCCAGCCCATCCAATATATCAAATGATATTGATAAAGGCATGTGCTCTAAAGCATTTCTTGTTAATATTCCGTTTGCATTTCTAAAACTATCTATATCTTGTCCGTTTACTTTCACTTTATATGTTCCATACTCAATGTGCTTGAGTGGAAAAGTAAAAGTACCTATTTTAATTAAATATCCATTATAACTCATACCTTTCCTCCTTAATAAGAAAATGCACTTTTACCGGTTTGCTTTATGAATTGTCTATCTTGATTTCTAATAGCTCTAAATACTTCTTTTCCATCAATTTCAATCACTATTGGTGAGTTATCTGACATATTCATACCCTGCAAAGTCTCTTTTAATGCTTGCTTAATTGTATCCAATGGTGCCTCAATATTAGTTCCATGTTTCTGGTCACCTACAACGGATAAGAACGGTTGATTTGCTGGAAGCACCGCTCCGGTTGCAAGTCTAGGCAAGCTAACTCTTGATATAGTACTGAGATTAAATCCTAATGACCTACCACCTAATCCAGGAACCCAATCAGGGATGCTAAAATGTAAATGGTTAAGTGCCCTAATCATAGAATTAAAACCTCCAATTATTCCATTAACCATACTCTGTATACCACTCAGAATAAAATTAATACATGACCTAATCACATTATATATTCCTCGCCATATTCCAGAGATAATAGATAGAATACTATTCATTATACGTGCAATACCACTCTGCATATAACTAAATCCATTTACTACATACGATTTGAGTGTATTGACAGCTCCTATCACTGTAGATTTAATGCTATTCCACGTATTTGAGATAAAACTTCTAATACCTCCAAAAATGGTTGTGACAGCAGTCTTTGCCGCATTGAATCCAGTTTTTATGAACTGAACAATTATTGAAATTGCTCCAGTAAAAATTGACTTAATAGTTGACCACACACCTGAAATGAATCCAGTTAATGCATTCCAAATTCCTGTGAATATTTCCTGAACTCCTTGCCAAGCTAATGACCAATCACCTGTGAATATACCAGTTATAAAATCTATAATTCCACTAAGAGTTTCCATCATGCCTGATAAAATATCAGCTATAGTTCCTATAATTGATGATACATATTTTACCAGTGTTTCCAAAATAGGAGTTATAACCGGAACTACATTAGCAACAATCCATGCAATCAATGGTTCAAGTACATTTTTCCATAATTCACTTATTGCAAGCACTATTTTTCCAACAAGTGTAATTAGATTATTAACAAAAGGTTGGAGATGAGTTTCCCACAATGTTTGGATTGCTGTTGCTACTGTTGTTAAAAATGGAGCTACTTGACTATTCCATACATCTAAAAGACTGCTCACTAAACTGCTAAATCCATCTGTTATATTTTGAAAAGCTGGGGCTAAATATTCATCATAGACATTAAAAATCTGTTCAAATGTATTTTTTATTGCCTCATGAATTGTATCCATTGCAATAGATATAGGTTCAAGCAATCCCATTACAGCTTGTTGAATTTTATCCTTATTGTCAATAATAGGTTGAGCAATTAAATTATATAAGTCGGAAGCTAATCTTCCAGTTAATTCCATAAAACCTAATGCTAAATCTGTAGTAATTCCTATGATATCCCCAGTTATATTTTTAGCAGTGTCACTTCTAAATACAGTAAATATCTCGGCTATAGCTGTTGATAAGTTTCCAGTAATTTGAGCTACTCTACTTGATATATCAAATAATCCAACTATTCTGTCAGTGATATATCCACTGTCTTTTGATAAAAAGCTATCAACTCCACCAACCAGATTTTCAACTATTGTCTGTCCTATACTAACCATGCTTCCTGCAAGCTGTCCCAGAGCGTATGCCAAATTATTAGCCCACTTATTTGCCGCATTTATAACGTTCGGATTGGTGAAGATATCTTGTAATTGTTTACCAATGCTTGCAAGATGTTTCTGAGTTCTTTTGAGACTAGCATCAAAATCAGTTCCTAATCCGTTTTTGAAACCTTTCTTGAGTAAATCTACAAGCTCTAATAATCGTTTTTTAACACCATCAAAAATTGTATTAATTTTAGAATTTGCTTGGTCTATAACAGAATCTGTGCCTGAGCTAATGTCGGGTGTTGTAATACCACTACCTCCACCAGCACCCCCTGCACCTGCATCACCATCAGACTGTGAAGTCATTGTGTTATTTAATTTATCAAAGGCGGCTAATGATTTTGAAGCTGTCTTAGATGCTTTTTTAGTAGCTTTATCATAATCACCAACTGCTGTGGTAGCATCATCAAAGGCACCTGCTGTGTCTGATATAGCTCCACTAACTTGATTAGCACTTTGAACCTGTATACCAAATACGTTGGATAGTACAGAACCTATAGATTTAGCTATAGCAATCATACGACCCATAATCATATTAAGTGCTTTAACTAAAGGAGTTAATACAGTGATTATTCCAGTACCTAATACACCTAGAAATTCTTTCCATTGCTCTTTCAATACTCTTGTTTGGTTAGCCCATGAATCTTGAGTATCAATGAAGTCATCTCCTATATATCCAAGCTGTTGCATTACATACTGATATCTAAGCATTACTCTCTCAGACTGAGACATCTCATTATATGATTTTGTAATACCTTGAGCTAAAGCAAATTGTTTTAAATTTACTTCAGTCATAACAACACCATATTGCTTCAAAGTCTCTGTTTCACCTGTATATATAGATTTCAGTGCAATTGCGGCATATTTATTGGAGGTATTAAAGAAAGATGCCATATTAGCACTTAATTTTGTCAAATTTAATGCCATATCTTTAGCATCTTGTGAAGAGGTTAGCATTGACTTTCCCATTGCCATGAAGGTAGAACCGGTTTGATAAGCTTCTAGTCTTGAGATTCCTAAATTTTTAATGGAACTATCTGCAAGAGCATCCATTTCACCTCGCATATTTCCAAATGCTTTTTGAACCACATTATCAACTTCAGTTAAGTCTGATGCTACATTAACAGCCTGTTGACCAAAATTAATAAGAGCTTTCAAACTAAATACAAGACCTAATGTGCCAATAATTCCTTTTAATGAACTTTTTAATGAACCTATAGATTTAGTTGCACCGTTCATGCTATTACTTATCTGGTTCATAGCTTTGGTTCCTGTGTTTCCCATTTCTGTAAATTGAGGTTTTAGATTGTTTAATTCTTTTTTTAACCCTGTAGAATCCAATCCAGTCTCAATTACAACTTTACCATCTGCCATTATCTATGCACCTCCTTTCTATCCAATTAACGCATCCAAAGCATCTTTTTCTGCTTGACTACGTTTATTCTTACGCCTCTTTAAATCTATAATATCTTTATTCTCATTATAAAAAGTACGTTCCCACTTCTCTAATTTTTTATGCTTTGCTTTCTTTTCTCTAATACGAACTACGGTTGAGAACATACCTTCGCCAATCTCATTGAATAATCCAATAAATGTCCACCAGTGCATGTACTTAACATCTCTTACTTCATATCCAGCAATTTTATTGATAGCTGAAAAAATAATCTGCTCATCCTGTTCCCAATCATATAATTGTGGTCGCATATGCTGATTCTGTGATGATTGTTCTGATTGAATCTGCCCACCATCTAAGAACCATAAAGCTTTTTCATATGCTGTACCGGTTGATTTGGGTATCTTATCCTTAAAAAGAATTGAAAGAACCACCATTATTTTTTCCATATCTGTAAGTTCGTCATCCATACATGCCTGCATGATAACTAATATATCTCTATAATCTGTGCGAATTTCATAATCAATATTATCAACTTTCAATGTTGTTGGTAACTTACCAATCATATTACTCTACCTGCTTTGTATATTTCTCAATGTGTTTCATACTCTTTTTAAACTCAGCTTCTGTCTCCTTCTGAATTATTGGCATGAAAGCTAATAAGAATCTTTCAACAAATGTTACACCCTTATATGATGATAAGGCACTCCGATTTCCGAATACAACTTTACTTGCATTTTCATCATCGAAAAGTGTATTAATTTCATTCTTAATAAGTTTATCCATCCTGTCGAACTCATTTACTATATTAACCTCATTTTCGTTGATACTTGTAAGGTCTTTGATATAATCTTTAATGTGTTCTTGCATTGCTTCAGCACGGGGATATAAATTAATATCTGAAGGGTTAAATGATATCTGTCCTCTTACATTTCCATTCTCATCCTCTATATCGTATGTCTTTAATCCTGTTTCAATTTTAATTCCTGCCATAATTTTTCTCCTTATATAAAAAATAGGATAAGGATAAATTAATACCCTTATCCTTGTATCTAATCAATAATGGTTTTATGTTCATCATCTAATGATTGTGCCTTTATATCGCTAGTCCCCTGACTAGCCTTTTTTGGGTGTAAATGTAGGTACACCACTAGCAATAGTTACTGTACCTTCTTTTCTATTTCCATCAAAAAGTACATCAAATGGAATTGATACTCCTGATGTATCACCACCATAAGATTGTGGCTTCACGATAACATCCTCTACCCATGCCTGATGAGTGGTTTCTGCCGTATCCTTGATAATAACTTCAAGAATCTGAGTTTTACACTTATCGCCTTTAAGTCGATTCATAGCAATATCCACAAGTTTTTCATAGATGCTATCTTCCGGGTTAGCATAGTATGGGTCAGCTGACATGCTAGGCTCATAACCATTATCTTTTACAGTTGTTTCTCCTAAAATATTCTTAGTGGTCTCTGTATCAGGATTTAGTTCTACTGACATATCGTCAATATCTTTTCCGATAAGAAACCATGTTGCACTGCCTGTTCCAAAAGAACTATCAATGTAATGCATTAATGCTTCTCGTGCTAATTTCATTTTTATTCCTTCCTTTCTGTATATGTTATTTTTACTTGAAATTGATATTTAGATAACTGATTGGTTGTATCAACTAATAATGTTGGGGCATTGGTAAGTACTTCTATTTTTTCTATGTCACACTTTTCTCCAAAATCTGGTCCGGAGTCAATTGATTGGTTATCAATCCATTCGGAAAAATTCTGAACCTCATCTAGTGCTTCCATATTCACATCGCTAGTACCTGAATTATCATAGCTTGTAATCATGTCTATAGCAAATGCAAGTTCTTTTCGCATTGAACCATCAATAAATTTCTGTACTATACGAACTCCAGGTACACTATTCATTGTTACTGCACCAACAAACATTGGTGTAGCATTAAAATACATCCAATGTCCTAAAGGCTCATAATTTTCAGTCAACCATTCATTTACTTGCCTGTAAAGATTCATAATTTAAACATTTCTCCTTATATATTCAGATACACTCTGAGCAACGATATTTTTATACATCTCAAAAGCAGGAACTTCCCAATGACTTGTTGCAAGTGGATTTTGTTCTTTGCTATAATTAAGAGGTATATTTGTTGGAACTTTAGGTACACCAGGTCTACTCCAGAATCCATAATCTTTGTCATAGAAAGCACCTTTGCCTGTTATAGGGTCAACATATAGTTTTCCTTCCCATTGGTAATGAGCATAAGGTGAATTATATGTGACTTTGAATGGGTCTATCGTAATATTACTAGCTAATATACCTTCTTGCATTGGCACATATTTTGCAAAATATCTTGACCATTCACTAGCCAAGAATTTTCCTATTTTATCAGATTCAGCTAATCTATGGACGGTAGCGGGTGGATTATAAAGTTTGATAGTAATTTTAGCATTACTCATTACACACCACTCACTTTCAATCTAATAGTTGCCCCGCATCTTTTAGGAACTTCTATTATACTTCTTACTTCACACACCATACCTTTATGCTTATTCTTAAGCTGTATGATGGTATTCGGTAGAAAATCTTCGTTTATTTCCTTTAAAAATATATAATCTCCTTGTGACAAAGTATAATAAGAATCTTTATTTTCAAGATTTTTCCATTCATCATAAGGTCTATACTTTTCATCGAAAGGAATTAAAATGGTGAATGCTTGACCCATACTAACTTGTGTTCCATTGACATCCATAACACGCTCAATGTTATATTGGATATTATGCAAGAAACATTTATACCAAACATCAAGTCCAGTTATACTGTCACTTTTAGCTAATCTATTAGCTATTGTTATCGTCAATGCATCCATTGTTTTCTACCTCTGTAAAGTAATTCGGGATACTCCCATAAGTATTCATTAACTAGCTGAATAATCTGTGTATCTATAACACTTTTTCCTTCATTGTTCGTTGCACTGTAGCCAAAACTTTCAATACCATTTGAATAACTGGTTAGATTCTGTGCTTGGTCTATATTCATCTGTTCCCAGAAGTTTATATTCAATCTAAAACAAAGATTAACTACTGCTTCTGGGATGATGTCTAATTTTCTGATTCTGCCATTTGTCAGATAATCTAACTTTGCTTCAACTTCAATTTCATGTTGATTAAAGGCGGTTTCATTGAGTGTACCACCTAACTCTTTATATTTGTTATACTCAAGATACATTCAATTCCACCGCCTTTCTATGCTTCGATTTTAGTAGACTTTCGTCCTCGTTTTGGCTTTATTTCTTTCTGCAAAGTTTCAGTTTCATTCTTAATTGTGTTATTATCAATGGTTTTATGTTTCTCAATATATTCAACAGCACCATGATTAAGATGCTGTTGAATAACCATATCATTATTACTATTAAGAATTACTCCTGTAGGTAAGAGTAACTGCATAATTTACACTCCTTTTTTGGGTTTTCTCGGAAATAATGATTTATCGGGATAAAGGGTTTTGCTTGGGAATAACCCATCATTTCCCGGTGTTAGACTGTACCTGTGTCTTTCCAGCACGTACAACAGTGCTTCCGGTTGCTTCAATCTCTACAATGGCAATCTCATCATTGTCTGTTGCAGTAATCTCTGCTGTACCATCCCAATCAGTATAATCAGTTACTGTAGCACCAATCTTTGGTAAATCTACTGTCTTAGCTGTCTTATACTTATAAGTATTAGTGCCTGACTTAGCAGGACTTACACTGATTTTAGTTTTTCCAGTTGTAGAACCTTTAGATGATGTTACTACGATAACACCCTTTGGTGCATAATAGAGAATAGTCTCTGGAGTAACACATTTAGTTCCATAATAGAAGAAAAGCTCAACAGCATATGCATTAGACATTGGAATCTTCTCTGCTGAGTATGGGTTAGACATAATTGGCTGAGCTACTGAGCCGTCAACCTGTACTATAAATTCTACATTCTCTGGCATATTGATTGTAGACATAAATCTAACACCGTGAAATGTTGTAAACTCTTCAGCCGCTGTATTAACATTGGCATTATTAACATTCTCATCCAGATACTTTCTCATCTGACTATATACAGCTGGTGTAACCTGAACTGATAACATATTTCTAGGAATACCCTGAATGTAATCATTCTTGAGTGTCTCAAGTGTTACGATTGCTTCCTCAATAATATCCTGGATAGCAGTGGTTCCTGATGATGGTGTGAACTGTGTACCTGAGTTTACACACTCACGGAAAAATTCCTCATCTAACTCATTAGCCATCTGCATTGCATGATTGGCACTTCTACGAGTGATGAGTCCATCTACACCTAAAAGTGAGATATCTTTCTGTTCAATCTCTTCTACGAACTCCTTATCTCTATCGATAGGAATTGTTACGGTAGCTCCCTTTACTTTCTCTCCTTCTCCACCTCTACGTGCTGTGCCGTAGTCCTTAGATTTTGCATTTGCAAATCTCTTTGCTTCTACTGTTCCCGCAGTTGGGTCTCCAGATAAGTCCTGATTCTTAATCTGTCCTGAAATAGTAGATTTCTGTACGTTCTCAAGTACTCCATCATATGCTTCTGATAAAAGCATCTTGCCCTGCGGGTCAAGTAATACCGATAATGATTCAATTCTTGGCATAAGTTTTCTCCTTCCTTATAACTACCATATAATTGGTCTTTCTTTTGGTGTTGGTTCAGGCTGTGGGTCTGTGTTATCACTTGGATTTGTTTTACCACTAAAAGATGGTTTTGGTTCATCATTTTTAGGGCTTGGGTTCTCTGTGATAAATGCCCCAGCATCCTGCTCCTTATATGCATCCACAAAATCATCAAATCCTAAGATTTTTCCATTTTCCATTGATAACTTTTTAGCTTTCAAGTCGGACATAAATGCCTTCTTTGCTGAGTTAGAAGAAAATTTAAGTTTAGATGAATTTTCTTTAACAGCAAAGTCATAAGCCTGTTCAGCTAACTGATTCTCATAATCTGTCTTTGCTTTATTATAAGTTGTCTGGAGATTATTAAAATTAGTCTGTAATGTTGCTAACTTATCCGCATCTCCACCAGCATCCTTCAGCTGTGTCTGTAAATTAATTAAATCGGCATCTCTTTGAGCTATATCAGTATCATATTTTGCCTGAATAGTATCTCTCTCTGTCTCTGCTTTGCTTAGCTTAGTTCGTAAAGTATCAACCTCACTCACTGTCTTGTAATTCTCCAAAACTTCCTTGTCAAAAGCTTCTTTCTTATCCTCAGGAATTTCAATTCCATAAGATTTAAGAATTTCGTAAATGTTTTTCATGTTTTATTGCTCCTTTTCAACTAAAATAATTGTTATAGACCACTTTCTGGTCTGTGGTTTACTTCATATTGTATTATACACAAGTTATCAACATTTGTAAAGTAGTTATTCACAAGTTATACACATAGTTATAAACAATTAATCAAACTAAAAAAGTTATCAACATATTGTTGATAACTTTGTTGATTATATGCTTAATTTAATTGATTTAGGTTTTACTTGCTTTCCGGTATACCCAGGCACATAAGTTCTATCCATTTTAGGTGATAGTCCAGCTTGTTGTGATATAGAATTATATTGTGATTGTAATTGATTTATATTAGCTTTTATCTTCTCAGCCATTTCTGTATCACCCATTGTATCTGCAAAGATATATTTATCTTTTTGCTTTCTAATCGCTGTCTCCATATTTCGTTGAGCTTGTGTAGCCTGATACTTTGTCATTTCTCTTCCATTAATATTTACCGGTTTTTCACTATTCTCTTTATACTGTCTAAGCTCTTTATCAGTATAAGTTGGTTTAGATATTCCTAGTATTATTGGAAACGTGTAATGCTTACAATTACAAGTAGATATATGACGCCTTAATTCTTCATTTCGTAGCTCAAATTCTTTTTTGGTAAACTGTTTTCCTTGTATATCTATATGGTCTCTTGCACATAAGGCATGAGCTGATACTTCTACACCATCTGCTCCAAATTCTTCTCCAGCTTTTTCTCTGATGCCATTATTAACTTGTCTAACTCCTTCTAATACATTCATTCTAACCGCACTGTCTAATCTTCGTGTAAGACCACTTGCATATGTTACTTTTAATCCTTCATCTGCATATCTTAAATTAGATTGTAGTGTGGAATCTGTTAATTGCTTATGTATGATATTATTATAGGAATCTATACCATTTGTCACAGCATCAATAGCCACATCAACGAGGTTTCTATAAGGTTCAAATATAACAGTTGTGTTAGACATATTCATAAATGTGTTATGTGTTAGACTCTGTACACTTCTAATATAATTCATCATGTTTTGATTTTGCTTAAAAGGTACTTGTATTCTATTATGAGCAACATATAAATCATATGCATCTTTATATACGGATAGACCACTTAGTTCTAATACTTTATCAAGCTCATCTAATGTCTTTCCTGTCTCCTGTGCTAACATATATTCAATGGAGTCAATGTTTTGTTGCATCTTAGACATTTGCTGTAATCTAAATAGATTGGAAGGAGATAGTTTTCCTATCTCCTTTATCTGTTTTGCCATGAGCTTGATATAATGAGTATTTATAGCATCAAATCGAGCTGATACGATATAAGCATAATCTGTTAAATCTGCTTCACTAATCATTAGCTGTTATCTCCTTCTTTATTACTAGGTTGAGCATTGGTATTATTTTGATTATTCTCTAATGTAGCTTCAGGTACTTGAGTGAATAAATCATTTAATTGCTGTTGCTGTTGAGCTTGCTGCATTTTGTCTATAGCTAATTGAGCAGTTGTTATAGATTCACCTGTATACCACGCTCTTACTTCTGCCTTGCTTAAAATACCTGCTTGCTCCATTGTGAGTTTCTGTTCAAGCTCTGTATCTGTATCAGTAAGTATGCTATCCTTCCAATCAATTTTGGTCTCATAATCCCCATCTGCGAAAAGCCCATATAAATCAACAAATACATTCATAGCACTGACTGTATCTAAGATAGCACTCTCCAATGCTTCCTGCATTGCAGTAACAGTGATGTAAGTTCTTTGCTTCATTAGTTTGATTTCTGTAGCTGTCTTAGCATCACTATTTGGGTCTGATATAGTACCTCTTGCAAGTCCTATAACATCCTCAATTATACATTTATAATTATTCAAACCTTGAATATAATTATTATCTCTCAAAGATGGAGCCCACTGGTTATATGTCTCATCTGAACCTAAATCCAATTTTCTATACAGTCTATTCTTGCACTGGTCTAACTCCATTTGTGTGCCATAATAATTAGTGGAATATGTAACAGCAGTAGGGTCTACATCAACTGCAAGCTGTCCACCCTCATATTCCCAGTCAAGTCTGGAGAACTGATTATCTGCTCTTTCTATAATGCCTACTGCAGGACTAAATAGTGATATACCTAATGGGCTGTCAAAATCTATATTATTTGCAATGGGTACTTTAAAGAATCCATATAATGGCTTATCTACATTTTCAATAGTAACCGGCTCCTGTGATATTGTAGCCCATCTATCTACATCAGCTAATGGGATTTCCTTACCTAACTCTTGCTCTTCATTATCATCTGACTGTACCAATTTAGCTTTAAATGCTTTATTTTCAATAACAATCTTATTTTCTGTCTGAGAAAATGTCTGTCTCTCTACCTTTGTATACACATATTCGCCGGAAACAAATTGGTCATAAAATGCTATATCTGTGATATTTCCATCATCATCAAAAGCTATAGGTAAGAAATCGCCTTGGAAACTAAAATCAAAGTAGATTTTATTGTTTGATATATAAGGCTTTATAATCATACCACCTAATGCAAGGGCTTTTTCTACAGCTTGAGGTAATTTCTTAATAAGCTTCTTTTTATAAGCATCATTTAGAAATTGTGCTCGTGTTGTTATTTCTTCCGGTTGATTAGATTTATCCTCATCCACATCTTCATCCATTCCTGGGTCAGTTATTCTTGTTTCCAATTCGGATAACATCTGTTGTTGGAAAGAATTACATATTTGCTTAGCTAAACCTAATGAATATATACCTTTATCTTCATCAAGCCAAGGACTTTGGTCTTTGTACATTTGCTTCCATAGCGTGAAAGCATCTGACATAGAAATAGATACAGTTGTTTCTTCTATATCTATTGCTTTTGTGATTGAGGTATACCCCAGCATCTTGTCAATCGCCTGTTGTATTAATCGCAGTAATTTTTTTATCATTTTTCTACCTCCTCATTTTTAAATAAGCTTGATAATTTTGGAAACTGTGATGCTATAAACTCTACAAGCGTTTCATTATATGCATAATCAGTTAATCCAGCTTCATAAAAAAATGCATGTACTAATTCATGTCTTAGAACTTGCTTATAATATGTGTGCTTATGATTAGTGCAGTCATCACCAGGTAGCATATCTAAAGGATATTTTATTCTAATTACTTTATCAATAAAATTTGTTTCTCCATCTAATGACTTTGTGGCTAAATCTGTACTAATCTCCTCACTTGATTCAATTCTATATACTGTGCCTAGTATATCTATTGTCGTTTCCATCTTTGTTCTCCTTTCATATTTAATGATATTCACTATTATAATTATAAATGTTGATAAATAATAACACAATAAAAAGTTGTATTATTTACCCCTTCGTTTCCATACTTGTTCAAGTCCATAGCGTACTGCATCTATCGAATGATTATCTTTATCGGGATAATTAGAAGTTGGATTTCCATCTTTATCCAACTCATATTCATACTTCTTAAATTCCTCAGAAGTGTTAGGACAGCGAACTGGGTCTATTACTATCTTGATTAATGATTGTAACCATTTCATTCCATATCTTACGCTATCTGGTCCTTTTTCTGCCGCTCGTGCATTAATTCCATAGCTTCTATAATCTGCTACTGATTTCTGTTCCGCACTATCACAAGTCACCACATCAAATCTTCCTAAATGGAAATTATCTAATAATACTTGAGCGGTATCTTTATTCTTCATCTTGTTAGCTCTAAATTCTTCAAAGATATATAAAGTCATTCTTGCACTATCGTAATACATGCATCCATAATGGAATGGGTCAGGATACCAACCCCAATCAACACCTCTATATAATTTATCCCACTTAGCAATTTCTTTATCTGTAATTTTTCTAATCTCAAGATTATCAAATACCTCAGTTCCATTTCCAACTGGTATACCTAAATACTCATGCTCGTATGCTTTGGGATTTACTTGCTTAAGCCATTCAGCATCATCTATAAACTGTTGTCCTAACCATTCAGGCGGAGCTTGTAAATATGTTGTATGAGATACGACAGTATCAGGTCTTAGTTTTTCTTTCTCTATATAATCATTAGCCCAGTTCTGTCTTGACTTGGGTGGGTTCATAGACTTAAATACTATAAAGTCATTACCACCTCTGATAACAGACTGTTGAACTTTTCTTATTTCTTCTTCGCCTGCAAATTCATCAAACTCCTCAAACCACAAATAACCTATATATCCAAAAGGCACTTTGATAGATTTAGACTTTGCCGCTTTATCCAGTCCTTTAAATATGATTCTCTGTCCGGTCCGTAGATATTCAGCTCTCATTGGAGATTTAGTGAGCTTCCAATCACTTGCTACACCTAATTTATCAATAGCCCATTCAATTTGTGCAAATACAGAAGTCTCTAATGTATCTCCTACTTTTCTATACACGACAGCATGCTTTTCAGCATTTTCCTTTTTCATCATATTAAAGACTATCTCTATGGATACAAATGAGGACTTTAAAGAACCTCGTCCACCAGTCAAGTCATAATATGTATGCTTATGTTTTTTTATATCATTGTGAATATTATAGAAAGCTGGACCTATGCAATTAATAAGTGATGTCTTTTTACTCTTCATTATCTTCCTCTTCTAACTCAGCATCATCTGGAATATCATCAACTATAAGAACTCTTGCATCTACATTAATGTTTTTTGATTGTACATCTAATCTACGTGCCAGCTCAGATGCGGCTCGTGTTCTATCCTGTACAGATACATCCATATCAAACTGGTCTTTCTGCTCGCCTCTCATAACAGAAGTAAGGTATTCCATTACCTCCTGAATGTCTGCAATTCTGCATGATTGTAACCTTTCATTAATGGCGTTGATGTATCTCCTGACATTATTTTGTTTTAACAATCTACATCCATGTGCGGCGGCTGTCTTTACACTATATCCTGCTCTTATTGCTGATTGTGTTATGTTATTAGTTTTCATATATTCTTGTACAAATACTATTTGTCTATTGTTTAATAATTTCTTTGCTTCTATTTCTTTATCTGTTTCTTTAGTCATTATCTTTCACCTCATCCCATAGATTTTTCAATGTTTTTATCACTTTTATTTGTGATGCTGTTTTGATTAATTCTTCTTTTCCCTTTTTTACTTTATACATTTTTATATATCTATTTTGCTCTTGAGAATAGAATTGATATGTATTTATACATACTATTATATTCTTTGATTTTAAGGCAGTTTGTAATTTATACATTAACTCCCTGGTATTCATTATCCCGCCTCCTTTTTTATGATTTTTAACATATAATGTATTATATTTGTTAATTATTATAATATGTTTTGTTAAAGTTGTAAATAAAAAGTAGGTGGTATATTTCTATACCGCCTACTTGATGCACTTTGATTTGTAATATGGATTTTATATGTTAAATTAATGGAGAAGTATTATCTAACCATGTTGACCACCCCCTTTATCTAATATATGCACTCTTGTCTTATCTACAGTCAGCTCAACAAATCCATCTCTTATCTTGTACCTAAAAGTACATTTATTGTCTGTCTCTGTATATGCATATACTGTTAATGCGATATTATCCAATATAATTTGCATATATGTTATCGCCTCCTTTTTATTTATTATAACACGATAACAAAATATTTTATATACTAATCTATACTGAAATAATGATTCTTATAATGGAACTTAGGTGTTCCAAATGAATGATAATGAGACATTCTAAATGCTGTTATCTCATTGTCAAGCTGACTTTCAAGTTCTGTATTTATAGCTTTATATGTTTCTTCTGTAGGTGTAACATCATATATGCTTCCATTACTTACCACTTCAAATTGATGCTTTTGCATTATAACATCTTTTACAGTGTTTGGATACTTATCTGAATCTACTCTATTTAATATTACATCAACTACATATTGTTTTCCAGTAAATCCTTCTGTTCCGGCTTCCGCCTCTACACATTTTGCAAATAATTCATATTCATCATTGTCCATCCAATAACTAGGATGAACTTCACAAGATTGAACTATATTTGTATCATTTTCTTCTATGTATGGTGTAGCTGTAGCAACTTGCTTATTAGTCTCATTGTTTTCTGCATATAAATCATCCTGAGCTGATTTTACTGTTGTAATAAAGAGTATCCATACAATTATAAGAATACTTACGCTTATTATATTACGTTTCTTTGTCATTATTTTCCTCCCATAATCTTTTATGATTATTTTCTTTTTGCCATTTTCTCCAGCATGTTATCCCCATACCTCTATTAATAGCTTCTTCTGTTCTTAGCTTTCTTCCACATCTTTTGCAAGTTGTCTGTTTAGCTTCATTCATTTGATTTCTCCTTATGTGGACTTGATATACAAGTCAAATAATATATACACTCTGGTGTACAATTATATTCTTTATCATAAGCACATCTTCGTTCAGTTTGTATATCAGATATCGTTCTTGTTTTCATATTTTTCTCTCAACTTTCTTAAATATTCTAATTGTTCTTGGTCTTCCTTCTCCCTTTCCTGCTTATTTACCGGAGAAAGTAAAATTAATAAAATAACCATCAATGCTGATACTACTAACAGCATTAGTAATAATGCTAATATAACTAATATAAACCACATATTCATTTTTCACCTTCTTTCTTTAGTGTTTACTTTTTCCTTTCTTAGTTCCAATATCTATCTGAATCCATTACTTCAAGTGCTTTTTTCAAAG